TACGGATTTCGTTGCGGATCTGCGGACTCGAACGTTGCCAGCGCATACCCATGATGTGCGGCTCACCAACCGACGTCGCTCGCATCTCGATAGCCGCGAAGACGATCTCGTTCCGCATGTAGGCGCCAGAGTAGCCGAGATAGTTGCTGCCCATCGGAGACATGCCCGAGCCGAAGGAAGAGGGGAAGGCGGCGGGGGCGGCGTTGCGGATTGCGGACGGAGAAGGAATAGTCTTAGCGATGAGTCCCATGTCAGACCTCACAAATCTCGGCAGCTTCAAGGAGCCAGTCTTCGTCTTCTTTGCTATAGCCTTCGACTAGGAACCCACCGTCTCTGTCTTCGTGGGCGAGAGAGACGCCATGACTTCGACATATGTCGGCAATCGCCGCCAGAAGTGCGAGGGTTCGGGGATTCCGATCCTGACCATATAGATGCTCAGTGGTTGGTTGCACTGGAGCGCCAAAATCATCGTTTACAACCTTGGCAAGCCTAAGGAGTTCGGCGTCATTCATATCACAATCTCCTTGCCGCGTCGAAGATGCTAAAGGCGAAGCCGAGCGCGCCTGCCGCTACGATGAGGACGATGACAGCAGCGATCAGCCAGATCGCCCACTCAGCGAGCACCTTGCGGTCGTCGGCATCGATCATCGACAACATTATACGCTTAATTGTCAATACAGGTAAGCGGATCATACCAGCATCATCCCTATTCCCACCGGCTCCGTGCTCGCGCCGGCCGCTATCGCCGCTGTGTACGCTTCCCAGGATAGGCAACCCGCCATCGCCGCGTCTATCTTCAGCGGCGAGTCGGGGCGCTCCTTTTGGATGATCCACATGCGGTTGCCGTCGTCGTCGGTGAACTGCTGCATGTGCTTGTGCGCGTTCTGGATGCAGGCAGTGAAGCGCGGGTCGCCGTCGTGCGTCAGTGCCCCCGTCTGGATTGCGTTGCGGTAGGCCAACAGCGAACCCGCCATCTTGCGATAGATGGTCGTCGCCCAACTCACAACAACATCGGCGCCGTACCTCCCCGCCCACACGGCGAGCATGTCGCGCCAGTAGAATGGGTCGGCGTTGAAGCGCCAGACTTTCCAGCGCTTGAATGCAGCGTCGACCGTCTCGTCGACCTCCTGGAAGGGGATACGCATTTCACCGCTGTCCGTCTCCTGCGGCTCCCAATACCCGACGACCCACTGGTGCGCGGTCCCGACTTCCGTGCCGATAAGTGCGGTGTGGTCGCGGCCAATCGAGCCATCGAAGCCGAGCGTTATCCAGGCACCGTTCGGTACGACATAGCCAGGTTTGACTAGCGAATTCCACTTCTCCAAGTCAAAGGGTTTGTCCTCTTCGGCCACGATCTGGTTCAGGTAGAAGCGGTGCGCCACGGCAGGAGAGGTGCGAGGATCGTGGATTTCTGCAATCAAGCGCTCCACGTCTATCCACTCAGAATTGCCCCTAGCCGCGCGGATACCAGCTCGTAGGGCATCATCGTCATCGAGGCTGATACCTTCTGGCGCTTCCAGTGAGTCATAGAGAAAGTCGGCTGTAGGTGAAAGCCCCTGGTCTATCTTCTGCCATGCCTCATAATCATGCTGGGCGACAGAATCCTCGCCGGGCGCATGGGCATTCGTGATAGCGAGAACGCGGGATGAACCATCGCGAGACTTCGCGGCGTTGCGTGCGATAACGTTCGCCATCGCATGACCTTCATTGGAATGAAGCCAGTGTTGGGTCTCATCACAAACGATAAAAGTGGCACGACCGCCCTCAAGTGCACGCGGCGAACTGGTAACCGCTTCCATGCGACAGCGGCCATGATGGGCGTAGATGATCTCCTTGCCGATGTCGATCTCGAACTCGTTGATGGCCTCCCTGCTAATCATCGCTGGCATCAATCCCATCGAGTTTCGGGTTTGATCGCGTGACACCGCTGCGGTCTGCACCCAACTCGACCAGTGGGGTTCGCCGATGGGCTGCCCGTCTTCATCCCACTCGCCGGAGGGTCGACATGGCCCAAGTAACTCGATGGCACAGATGGCAGCAGCGAACGGATTTTTGCCCGCACCCTTCATTCTTCGGTAGACACCGGAACGGTAGAGGAATCGCCCAGCGTCATCTACTGCATACCACCATGCTAGAAAGCGACCCTGTTCGTCCGTGAAGTGCCAAGGGTCACCGGCAAGCGGGCCATCCGGTTGTCTGAGCCAGCGGGGAGCCCACGCCGCAGCAAGATAGTAGCCGAGGGATTTCTTGGGTAGCACGAACTTGCCATTAGACTTGCGAGTCCAGGTCGGCCCGATAACTACAGGCGGTGTGGCGCTAACCGTAGGTTGCGATGATTTCATGCGCCCACGCCAGCATATCCTCTACGCGTTGGCCCTTCGGGTGATGGATGATCCATAGTTCAAGGTTGCCTGAACTGTTATCGGTTCGGTTGCCGTTCTTGTGGTGAATATGTTCGTGTGGCAACAAGGACCGGCCCAACACCTGCTCCATCACGACTTGATGCTCCAGCATACGGCCACCGCGGGCAGCAGGATGTTCGGGCAACCATATTCTGACGTACCCTTGGCCGTCGATGAACGGCTGATGCTTCGGGTTAGCGGCTCCCTTGAGAGGATCGCCGTGTTTCCGCCAACGTCGGTAGTGCAGCAGGCAGTACCCTTGACCAAAGTGCTCACGCATACACCCCTTGACACTGCACGGCGGCACCTTGCGCCGTCCAGTAAGACTCGGGCCGCCACCATTCGGATCGCCGTGATGTTTTTGTCGCTGATAGTGAGCATTGCACAGGCCACGCGCAATCGGTACGCGGCCACAGCCCGTAACAGAACATGCTGGGCCTTGCCGGGAAACCGTCTTCCCGAGCAACGGATCGCCGTGGCGAAGCCATCGCCGATAGTGGCCTCGGCACCATGCCCTCGCGAAGATGCGACCCTCGCAGCCGTCAATAGAACAGACCTGATAATCCATACCTTCATTATAGCATTTCCATGTCTGTTATGCAACCTTGTCACGCTGCCACGTCGGGCCAGCGGTGACGGGGATAGCGCTTTGAACTGCCGCTGTCATTACTTCCCCCATCGTCGCTGTGCGAGCCGCACGTAATGGAGCCGTCGCGCAGCCTTTGCCCGGCGGTCGCGCTCGGCGTCGGAAAGTTCAGGGTCGGTGGGAATGAATGAGTCCATAAAGGCAGCGCGCGCCGGAGCCGTGATCTCTGTGGGCGAATGGCGGGCGGCTGTTGTCAAGCCGCCGAGGCGTCCGCGCTGTGATGGGGAAAGACCCTTACGCATTTATGGCGTCCTTTCTAAGGCGCGTTATATAGGCATCCAATTGTTGCTGAAGTTCGTCAAGGGGCGCATCTGCATTCACCCGAATCACTATCCAGCCCCATTTATGGAGTAGATCATCGCGTCGTCGATCTTTCTGTTTAACCGACGCGGCTGTGTGAACCCAACCGTCAACCTCAATAGCCAATTGCAATTCGGGAAAAGCGAAGTCTAGTCTAAATGGGCCGAGGGGGAACTGCTGGCAGAAATCCTCCATTTTCAAGCCGAGACTAAGTAATACAAGTAAGATTCGGTATTCACCTAGCCAACCTGGATGCTGTACGTCACCGCCCTTTGCCCGAAGAACACCTTTGACCATCTGTATCGCCCGCGTCTTCTTGACGCCCAACTTTTCCATGATTTCTTCAACGGGATCGACGAGAGGCGGCAGTTCTTCGATGCCGTAGTGCCGGCGCAGCGCCATGCGAAGGCCCCAGGCAGAGGGGCAGCCCATGCGGTCGGCCGTCTTGCGCCCGCCAAGACGCCCGGCTGCGACGGCGAGAGTGGACTTGCCGGTTAGGGGATCGCGGGCCGCTGCATGCCGCTCCAGGGCGGCCGCTCGGCGCCGCATGTTGGCGATTCGCTGTGTCTCCGTCGTCATCCTTCCAGCGCCTTCCAGTAGTCTTTACGCATGACCCGATGCGGTTGGTACTGTTGCCGACTGCGTTACAAAGCCCTCGATATGATAATAGACATCACTGAATATCGAGCCATCGTCGAGTTGAAACTCGCAGAAGAGGTCGCTGTCTTGGAAAGGAACTCTCCAGTAAAATCGGATATTCATGATGGTCGCTTCGTGCGGACCACTCATTGACACGCCAGTATCCCATCTATAAACCAGTACCCGCGAACCAATAGTGAGGATTCCCTTTTCCTCCGTCATCCTTCGATACTCCTTCGGTAGTCTTCAATCGCCGCTATCGCCGGTCGCTCCTGCTTCACGCCTTCTTCGACGTACCTGATGCGCAGGTCGCGCCGGGCATCCAGCGTCGTGCCCATCTCACGTTCACGAGCACGGAGTTCCGTCGCCAGCCTCAAGTCGCCCTGATGAAACGCCGCCACCATCTCTACAGTATCGAAAGCCCGTTGCCATTCCGAATCGGTCCACAGAATACAATGAGGCATAGTCGAGACGGCATGCCACCATCGCTTTGTCTTCGCCGGCCACTTGCCCTTGAGTGGCGGGGCGTCCTCAA